TCAATCACATTTCCAAGGTGGAGTTGGGCGAAGAGAAACTGTCGTATGCGGAATACGAAACCATTCAGGAGTTCTACACACAGAACTTTCAGCGGTTCATGGAGTATAACTTCCAAGATGTGCGGCTCGTTGATCGCCTTGAATCCAAACTGAAACTGCTGGAACTGGCGGTGGCGTTGGCGTATTCGGCGCGGGTGAACTTTGAGGATGTGTTCTCTCAAGTCCGCACATGGGATGCCATCATCCACCACCACCTGATGAGCAAGGGCATGGTGATTCCGCAGAAGACCGATCAGAAGAAGGATGATCAGTACGCGGGTGCGTATGTGATGAATCCCATCGTGGGCAAGCACGATTGGGTGGTGAGTTTTGACTTGAACTCGCTGTATCCGCACCTCATCATGCAGTACAACATCTCTCCCGAGACAAAAGACACCAATCCCGTGTGGCGGCGCGGAGCCATCTCTCCCGAGTCCATGTTGGCACGGAATCGCGGGGAAGCGGTGAAGGATTTCATTGATCCTGCGGAATATCTGAACTCCGCGAAGGCAGACGGCGTGAGCGTGGCGGCGAACGGCGTTGCGTTCGTGCGCGACCGCCAAGGCTTCCTGCCCGAACTCATGGAGAAGATGTACGCAGAACGCAAGCACTACAAGAGCCTGATGATCGCAGCACAGAAGCGGTTGGTGGACTTGGACAAGAACGCTCCCGCCGAAGAGCGGCGCAAGATTGAGTACGAGATTTCCAAGTACCACAACTTCCAGTTGGTGCGGAAGATTCAGTTGAACTCCGCATACGGCGCAATCGGCAATCAGTACTTCAGATTCTTTGATGTGGCACTTGCGGAAGCCATCACGCTTTCGGGGCAGTTGAACATTCAGTGGATCGGTGACGCGCTGAACAAGTTCCTGAACCGCATCCTGAAGACGGAGGGCGAGGTGTATGTGATCTACATGGACACGGACTCCGTATACTTGAGACTTGGCAAGGTGGTGGATTCGTCTTTCAAGGGCGAACGCGACACGCAACGGGTGGTGGACTTCCTGAACGGATTCTGTGAGCGGGTGATACAGCCACAGATTGAGCGGGAGTTCGCCACCCTTGCGGACTGCATGAACGCCTACTCCAACAAGATGGTGATGGGACGCGAAGTCATTGCGGAGAGCGGCGTGTGGACTGCGAAGAAGCGGTATATGCTGTCGGTGTGGGATGCCGAAGGCGTTCGCTACAAGACCCCGAAGTTCAAGATCATGGGCATTGAGACTGCGCGTTCGTCCACTCCTGCGTATGTTCGCAAGGCACTGAAGACTGCCATTGAGATGGTGCTGATGCGTGACGAAGCCACGCTTCAGGAGTTTGTCCGCAAGACGGAGCGCGAGTTCAAGTCCCTGCCTGTTGAGGAAGTCGCCTCTCCCCGTGGCGTGAACGGCATGGACGAGTACTCGTCACCGCTCACGATCTACAAGAAGGGAACGCCCATCGCGGTGAAGGCGGCTCTGCTCCACAACGCTCTTGTCAAAAAGATGGGCTTGAGCAAGAAGTACCGCACCATCGGTGAAGGCGAGAAGATGAAGTTCATCTACCTGAAGACTCCCAATCCCATCCACGAAGGCGTGATCGGTTTCCCCGTCACCATGCCGAAGGAGTTCGGTCTTCAGAAATACATTGACTACGACACTCAATTCAAAAAGACTTTCCTTGAGCCTCTACGCGCCATCACCGATGCGATGGGGTGGAGTCCCGAGGAAAGAAATAGTCTTGAGTCACTGTTTGCTTGATTCGTTCACTACATACAGTATCTAACCCCTAACAAAAGGATTCGTAATGGCTACAAAGATCGTGAAGGTTCAGACTGGCGAAGAACTCATTGCTTCCGTCACCGAGAATTTTGAAGGCGATACCGTTGTGTCGTATACCCTCAAGAATCCGTGCATGGTTGTTCCCATGCCCACAAAGGGCGGCGGTGCAAATATTGCTGTCGTGCCGTGGATGGCTTCCGTGAAGGAGCAGAAGATGACGGTTCCTGCGTCCTATGTGATGTTCACCGCCGAGCCTGCAACCGATCTTGCAAACGAGTTCAACGGTGCGTTCAACGGGCTTGTGGTTCCCACCGCTGCTTCCGCAGGACTCAAACTCACCACCTGATGAGTACCCTAAATCTTGAATACTTGAAAGGTCTTCTCTCAAAAAGAAAAGACCTGCTGCGGCGTGAAACACAGCAGATGATCGTTGACAAACTTACGCCGTTGGATACAATACGGGCTAACGAGTCCGAGATGATGCTCATTGACGCACAGATGAAAGAATTGGAGAAAGCATGAAACTAAAGGACATTCTGAAGGCAGCAGGAAACAAGTACGCCACCGTAGCCTCTGACGGCTTGGAGGGCAGCGATGTAAAGGGATTCATCTCCACGGGATCGTATGCGTTCAACGCACTGTTGAGCGGTTCCATCCACGGAGGAATGCCTGACAACAAGATCATTGCCCTTGCGGGTGAGCAAGCCACAGGCAAGACCTACTTTGCCCTGAATGTGGTGCGTGAGTTCCTGAACTCCGATCCCAACGCGATGGTCATGTACTTTGATACGGAGCAAGCCATTACCACCGATCTGCTGAAGTCCCGTGGCATTGACACCGACCGCGTGGCTGTGCTGCCCGTGGCTACCATTGAGGAGTTCCGCCACCAGTGCGTTCTGTCGGTGGACAAGTACCTTGAAGCAGACAAGGACTCCCGCCCCCGCATGATGATCGTGCTTGACTCGCTTGGAATGTTGTCCACCGAGAAGGAGATGAACGACACCGCAGAGGGCAAGAATACCCGCGACATGACTCGCGCACAGGTGGCAAAGGCAGCGTTCCGCGTCCTGACCATCAAGTTGGGTCATGCACGGATTCCCCTGCTGATGACGAACCACACCTACGATGTGGTGGGCGCGTATGTTCCCATGAAGGAGATGGGTGGCGGCAGCGGTCTGAAGTATGCCGCTTCCACCATCATCTACCTGTCCAAGAAGAAGGACAAGGTGGACAACGAGGTGGTGGGCAACATCATCCACTGCAAGGCACACAAGAGCCGACTCACCAAGCAGGACAAAATGGTGGATGTGCAGTTGAATTTTGAAACTGGACTAAACAAGTATTACGGACTGCTTGACATTGCGCTGAAGCACGGTATCTTTACGAAGGTGTCCACGAAGATTCAGTTGCCCAACGGCAAGACCGTGTTTGAATCGCAGATCAACAAGAACCCCGAGAAGTACTACAACGAGGACATCCTGCGGGCTATTGACATTGCCTGCAAGAAGGAGTTCTGCTACGGCAAGAGCGAAGCACAGCAGGCAATGGATCGTCTGGCTGAACTTGATGAGGAACTTGGACTAAATGAGTCAAACTGAAAAAACGATCCTGTCGGGACTGCTGAACGATCCCGAGTTCTGCAAGAAGACCATTCCATTCTTGCAGGAGGAGTATTTCCTTGATCGCGTGGATCGGGCTGTGTTCCGATCCATCAAGGATTTCGTGAATCAGTACAAGGGCATTCCCACAAAGGATGCCCTGCTTATTGCACTTGAAGACAACAAGGGATTGACGGAGGACGAGTTCTCCAAGTGCAAGAGCCTCGTAGGAGACATGGGGAAGTCCGCCAAGCAGGACACGCAGTGGTTGAGCGACACCACCGAGAAGTTCTGCAAGGACAAAGCCATCTATAATGCCATTCTTGAATCCATTCAGATCATAGACGGCAAGGACAAGGCACGGACTCCCCATGCTCTCCCCGAGATTCTTTCAAAGGCTCTCGCGGTTTCTTTTGACACGAATGTGGGACACGATTTCCTTGAGGACTACGAGTCTCGCCATGAGTTCTACCACAGGGTGGAGCGAAAGGTTCCGTTTGACTTGGAGATGTTCAATGCCATCACGAAGGGCGGTATCTCTCCGAAGACCCTGAACATCATCATGGCAGGAACAGGCGTGGGCAAGTCGCTATTCATGTGCCATCATGCGGCTGCGTGTCTCATGCAGAACCGAAATGTGCTGTACATCACGCTTGAAATGGCTGAAGAGCGCATTGCGGAACGCATTGACGCAAACATCATGGACATCACGATGGATGAACTTCAGGACTTGCCGCTTGAGATGTACGAGAAGCGACTGAAGGGTGCGACTCGTGGCGTGAGCGGCAAACTCATCGTGAAGGAATACCCCACCTCCTTTGCGAATGTGAATCACTTCCGCATCCTGTTGGACGAGTTGCGACTGAAGAAGCAGTTTGTTCCCGACATCATTTTCGTGGACTACATCAACATCTGCTCGTCTGCACGGTTCAAGCACGGCAACAACATCAACTCGTATGGCTACATCAAGGCTATCGCAGAGGAGTTGCGTGGTCTGGCGATGGAGCGGGATGTTCCCATCGTGAGTGCCACACAGGTGAACCGCGCAGGGTTCTCGTCCACCGATGTTGACCTGACCGATACTTCAGAATCATTCGGCTTGCCCCACACGGCAGACCTGATGATTGCCCTCATCACCACCGATGAGTTGGAGAAGGCAGGACAGATCATGGTGAAGCAGTTGAAGAACCGCTACAACGGCAAGGCTGCAAACAAGAAGTTCATCGTGGGCTTGAACTATGCGAAGATGAAGTTCTACGATATTGACAGCAGCGTTTCGGAAGACCTGATGGATGCAAACATCCAAAAGGGCGAAGGTGACGGATACGGATCAGGATACGGTGCCAAGGACTTCACGGCGAAGTTCGGCAAGAAGCGTGATACGAGTGATTGGAATATTTGATGTCCACCTACATTGACAAGAAGTACATCAACATGGTGTCTCCCCAACTTGAGCGATTCAAATGGAAGACCCAAGCACTTGCAAATTGTCGCTGCCCCGTGTGCGGAGACTCGCAGCGCAACAAGAGCAAGGCGCGTGGTTTCTTCTTCCCCAAGAAGAACGACTATTTCTACAAGTGTCACAACTGTGGAGTGGGGCATTCCGTATACCGATTTTTGGAAATCGTGGCTCCTGCTCTGGCACAGGAATACGCGCTTGAACGGTGGCGAAACGGGGAGAACGGCAAGAGCAACTATGTGAAGCCTGTGGAGGCGGCTGTAGCCCTTCCAAAGGCACAGATACGGCTTCCTCCCGTGTCCACCCTGCCTGAAACGCACCCTGCACGACAATATTTGGAATCGCGCAAGGTTCCCCACACAGATCGGTTCTATTTTTCAAAAGCATTCGGAGATTGGGTGCGCTCCATTGACTCTACATATACTACCGTTCCGAATGACGAGCGTATCGTCATACCATTCGTGAACAAAGCAGGGGAACTCCTCGCGGCGCAAGGACGCTGCTTGAGCGGTTCCAAAAATTCAATCCGATACATTACCGTGAAGTTCACCAAGGACGGACGAGCGGTCTACGGCGAAGATCGGTTGGATTATTCAAAGAAGGTGTACGCCGTTGAAGGTCCGATTGACTCTGTATTTCTTCGTAACTCTATTGCTCTTGCTGGCAGCGAACTCGCTCACGCCACGAAACTGTTTCGTGATTGCGTTGTTGTATACGACAATGAACCACGCAATCCCGAGATTGTACACAAGATGGAAGACGCGATCCGTAGCGGCTATACCGTCTGTGTGTGGAACAGCAGCATCGGAGAAAAGGACATCAACGACATGGTGCTTGCAGGACGATCTCCCGAAGAGGTTCAAGCCATCATTGACGAGTGTTCGTGCAGCGGTCTGACTGCACTGGCACGGTTTTCACAATGGAGAGTGCGATGAGCGAATACAAACTAGATCCAATGCACGATTTTTGTAACTCCGAAAACGGTAAATTACTGCATGATCGTATTTCACAAATGGACACCCTACAGCGTGTAGAGGTCGCTTCCATGTGTCAGATGTTCTCGTTCTGGCGAGAGATACAGGAAACTCTGTTTGCCGCTGCGGAGGAGATCAAGCGGCTTCGTGCGCGTGTAAGTGAATTGGAGGGTGCAAATGGAAAAGCAGATAAAGATTCTTGACAACGGATTCGTGCAGTATGTTGACCACATGGGCAGCGATCTCACGGTGGTCAACTCTGCGCGTGTTTCTTTCAACAAGGAGAGCGATTGGGAATCCGAACCTGATTGGCGAGGCTACCATCCGCGCACACTTTCCGACAAGGACAAGAAACTCATCGGGTATCTTGCCAAGCACAAGCACTGGACTCCGTTCGCGCATCCACAGATCACCCTGCGGATCAAGGCTCCCATCTTCATTCGCACCCAACTCTTCAAGCACAAGGTTGGATTCACCGAGAACGAAGTCAGCCGCCGCTATGTGAGTGATCCGCCGACCGTGTATTTTCCACATTGGCGCGGCAAGCCCACAAACGGCGCAAAGCAGGGGTCTGAAGACTTCATGCCCATAGATGATGCGTACAACACCGTGAGCCGCCACTACGAAATGTGTGTGCGGGAAGCACTGTTCTCCTACGAACAACTCCTGAAGTTGGGCGTGGCTCCTGAACAGGCACGGGCTGTGCTGCCGCAGGGAACCTATACCGAATGGTGGTGGACAGGTTCGCTTGCAGCGTTTGCGCGGGTGTATGCACAGCGCAGCGATCCTCATGCCCAATGGGAATGCCAGCAGTACGCAGCGGCGTTCGGTGAGATCATTGCACCCATTTTCCCCCATTCGTGGGCGGCTCTGACGCAGAAAGCACCCATCCCTGAAGCCTAAATACAGGGATGACCTACTTCAACGATTCTCCCAAGCCCACAGAGCCACGCCGAACTGCTGCTGTTTCCAGTGGTCAGTTTGAGTCGGGTTCCGTATTTCGTTTAGTGCGCGAAATCCGTGGTTCCGCGTACTCTGTGGGCGATCAGTTCATGCTGGTGGAGAGTGAAGACTGCCATGATCCCAACACGCTTGTATTGGGCGGCGTAGGCGAAAACTACTTTATAGACCCCCGTGGCAAGCCGCTAAAGATAGAGGCAGGGGACACACAGATTGACTCTATTTTTGAGTTGGTTCGGGAACCGCAGCGCGAGGTGGTTGAGGAGATTGGAGCCGAGGACGCTCCACCCCGTCTTGTCACAGCCGAGCAGTTCAAGACTTTCCGCGAGGGTCTTGCTGGCGTTCTGAACGAGATTGCCGCTGTTCGTTCCACTGGCGGGGAGCGTGGAGATCGCGGTCCGCGTGGCTACACAGGGGTTCAGGGCGACAAGGGTGATGTCGGACTGCAAGGACCGCAGGGTGAAAGGGGTGAGCGTGGTGAAAAGGGAGAACAGGGCGAGAAAGGCGATACGGGTGAGCGTGGACCGCAAGGGGAGCGTGGGGAACCTGGTCCGCAGGGTGATCGTGGGGAACAGGGAGAACGCGGTCCGCAAGGGGAACGCGGAGAACGCGGTGAACAGGGAGAACGGGGCGAGAAAGGCGATGCGGGTGATCGCGGCGAAGCAGGAGCAGAGGGTCCGCAAGGACCGCGTGGTGAGCGCGGTGCTGATGGTTCTGCGGGTGCTGACGGTCGTGATGGTGCTATTGGTCCGCGTGGCGAACGGGGCGAAAAAGGTGAACGCGGTGCTGAAGGCGCGATGGGTAAGCCTGGTTCAAACGGTGCAAAAGGCGAGAAAGGCGACAAGGGAGATGCTGGCGAGTCTGGAGTTGTAACCGCAAAGTTCCCGTTGGTCTATGACGCAGCCGAAAAGTCCATCTCTATTGATGAAGCACGCCTAGACAAAATTCTCAAGAAGATCATGGGCGGCGGCAAGGTGTCGCCGCAGGACATGGGTTGGCTTGCGTCCACTGGCGGCGGTGGCAAGGTGGCTGTGTACATCAACGGCTCCAAGATCACGCCTGATGTTCGCACACTGGACTTTACAGGCGCAGGAGTCACGGCTAGCAAGGTGGGCGGCAAGGTCACCGTGAACTTTACAGGCACGGGAGGCGGCAGCAGCGGTGGTGTGGCTAGCGTGAACGGATTGAGTGGTGCGGTTTCCATTGTGGGCGGAACCGATATTTCCATCAGTCCAAGTGGACAGACTCTCACCATTAACTACACGGGATCAAGCGTTTCCAATGCCGTGACATCGTTCAACGGCAATACGGGTGCGGTGCAGGGTGTATCAGCAGCA